AGAATATTCCTATCAACTAACTCTGGGGTTGTTGTTGTCTCGTCGAGAATAATCTTAAAATCTGTTAATCCAAGACGAGCTTGTACACCTCTCAAGAATGGTTCTGCTTCGCTAAGGAATCTGTTCCAAGTCGAAGAAACGTTTTGATCAAACAACACGGTGGCTGCCATGCGAGAGATTTCCTTCTTAACAAAAATCATCAAACGACGAACATTAATTCTATCAAGCGCAGATGGTGTAAGCTGTAACGTCTTTTGTCCAAAGATCACAATACCCTCTGCTGGGAATGTCGCGATTGGATTAATGTTTGCTTCGTAAAGATCGTCACGATCCTTGGAGGTTAATCTCTCACGTGCTTGGATTACGGGAAGTCCTGCTGAACCTTCGGTAAGACCGCCGCGAGTAAAGCCTGCGGGTGCGAACCAAAGTTCAGAGTTACGTTGGGTGCTTGAAAACGCTCCAAGTGCAACGACTGATGGTGGCACAAAAAGTTGGGCGCTACTAATGGTGTCCCTAATTTGGACCCATGGATAGTATGCACATCCATAAGAAGAGTTTGTTTTTCTGTTTCTCATGTTTGTGATCGCTGTTGAGACAGATCCTAAGTTATCACCGTCTGAACTATTGTTCTCGGTATTAGCAAAGTATCCTGTCTTGATATCGATCACAGCAAGGGCATCTCCACGAGCCTCACAAACTTCAATCATGTGGTCTGTGAGAGACTCATTCCAAATACCAGGGGTAGCCATTAAGTTGTATTCAGCAACTTCTGGATCTGCCACGGTGTCAATCGCCCTACGAACACTATAATATGCATAGTTGGATGTGTCAGTGCCATCTTCAAGATCTGTGTTGTTAAATGGCTCTTTTTCTTTAACATTGAAACCATCATATCCGCCATGAAGTGGAACAGTAAATCGGTTATAACCTTGGTCGAGCACCTCTTTGTAAGAGGAACTAACTGCTGTCCAAGATGCTCCTGCTGCTCTTGAACCAGAGTCATATATAGCAATGGCAGATGAAGCGCCTGCGGCGGACGGCTTAAGATCATCAAGGCTAAACAAGTAAGAGAACTCTAAGCCATTCTGATTTGTAAACGTGTCTACTATGTCAGGTAATGGTCTAACTACATCTTGATAACTTGGCTCGAATCTATTGTTGCTTGCTTGCGTTGAGTCAATACCAAAGTATGCGTCCTTTGGATCTGGAATGCCGCCATCTGATGCGGTTAATCTGAGTGGAATAGCTGGGTATAAAGCGATACCGCTGAAATTGGCTGTGTTGGTTACACCATCCAATGTTCCTGAAACACCAGTATTAATAAACTTGCCATGTGTACCAGCATCTATAAGTGGTCTACAAATATTTGTACTACCTCTTGCCCATGCGTTAGCTGGTGCATCTGATCCAGATTGGTATCCCCATTGCTGGAATCTTAATGGTCCATAAGAACCAAACGGCAAGAGGGTTGCATCAGTGACACCTCTGTCAACATCTCTTTCTACTTCAACTCTAATATAGCTGGAAGCATTACGATAGTTGCCCTTGACAATGTGCCTACGCACTGTGTCATCCCATGTAAGAAATTGATCTCCAATCACTTTTGAAATGTATTGAGTAGAGTTCGGATTAAGGTTTACAGAACTATATCTCTCAATAACAATTGGTGAATTATCACTATCTCTTGCATCGCGAACTTCGACACTAAATGATCCATATGGATCAAAGTCATTTGTAGATGCCTTGATGTCAGTGATTGAGACTTTAATTTTCTTCATCTCATCATCACCTGCATCTAGGGTATGGAATTTAAAAAGTTTCGAAACTCTGGATGTGTCTAAAATATCATATCCGGCAGATGAATTTTGTCGGTCTTGTGAAATTATCCATGGAGTTTGGGCTGCTTGAAATCCAAACTTAAAATCAGAAGCGGCGTTTGATCCACTATCTAATCCAAGAATAACTCCGAATGCATCACCTGATGAATATTTTGCCAAATGCCTTTCGTAAGTTGGTCCAAGCCAATATGTTTTTAATTGAGTCGAATCAGTAATGTCTGAATTTACTAACGTGGGGTTTGTATTAAAAACTTTTCTAATGTATTTTGAAGAATCTGGATTAAAGTTGAAAGTGCTCATCTTTATGACGTTGCCACTATCATCTTTGATTTGTGCCTTAAATTGATTAACGGCTTCTGATTGTGCTGCGATAAGTGCTGCACTTCCTGTTCGTGCCAAATCAGCAGCGGCAATAGCGCCACGAAGTGCCCCAGAAAGTTCAATAGCGCCCGATTCTAAATACCAAACGGCTGCAAGAGCGCCTGTTACTGCGGTAGCGTGCGAGGCAGATGGAAAGACAAAAAGACCGTAAGCACCAGCATTAGAGCCAATAGCGTTGGCATTTACCCCTGGTGAGCTTCCTGCGCCTGAATACCAGCCTGCTTCTCCGGCACCATCCTCAGCGACCTGGCTACTCTGGGCACCGAGAAGTCGAACAACTGTTAGTGCATTGCTGTTTCGCAAATATGCCTGTGCAGCGTATGCGGCATAAGTAGGTGCAGTGTAATTGCCATTACGCCAAACATCGTCACCAGAACCGCCAGGGATTGGGTTGCCAAAAACTTGAACAAATTCTGAAAATGAACTAACTTTAACTGGGCGCATCCCTGGTCCGCGCTCGGTTCGTCCAATAATAACTGGACCCATCTCATCGGGGGTGGCTGGTAACTGTGAGTTATCAATTTCATTAATAAAAATGCCGGGGGAAACAAATTTAAAAGATTTAACTGACATTATGAAGTGTCTCCTTGTCGCTCTTCGAAATATTGAGAATAAAATATTCTGATTATCGTTAATAAATAGTTAATAAATTGGTGAAAGTCCTAAATATAACTTTATGAACGATAAAAAGGAACATTGCCACTAACATGGCGTTGGTCGGGGATGTCGCCAAGGATTACGTGTTCTCTCGGAATCTTTATTTCAACTGCATTTTCTCTTCGAACAATCTTTGGACGCTCCTCATTTTTGTCGGCTCCAACGATATATCCAATAATTCTAAAGCTGATCTGTGTCTCATATCCTCGGGCATCTTCTAATAGTGATGCTGCATTATTATTTAATGCATAATCCGAGTCTATAAACATTTCAAATCGATGATTATCTTTTTCAATAACAGCGTAATTAATTCCACCAGTCTTTGTCATGAACGGTGTGATCATTTCATTGATTTGTTGCTGATATTCTGCCATTACTGTTAATGTGTATGAGACTTCAATGTAAACAGGCACAGGAACTGTTATTGTTTCATACACTACTTTTTTATTCTTTTTGGGAAAGTTGTTTTGACTAACACCCACATTTAAAACTATTTGCTTTTTGGCATCAGCATTTGCAAAGTTTGCTGTCTTGTCCTGTTTGATTTCTCTTGCAACTGTCATCAAGCCGCCTTTTACATCACTTCTGTTTTCAACAGCAGCATAAAAAGCCCCTCTCTTTGATAAGTCTTTTGATATACCTGTTCTTTCGAGGCTCATAATAGGGTAAATTAAAAACCCGTTTACGTCGCGCAACTCACGATCATGCTTAATCTGAAAAGCTCGTTCGGCTCCTGCCCAAATAAAAGGAACCTTTTTAAAGCCCTTGTTTGTGGAACAAAATATATCAAGCTCTTCATCAATATAATCAAAAAGCGCACGATCAATTGTTTCAATTGTTGAAGGTTGAAAATCAAGCTCTTTTAACGGAGCCAGATCTGTTCCTCTTGTCAGGCTGAAATCATCTGGATAATCAGGTGGCATCGAACAGTCCCTCTCTTGAATAGTATGCTGTGGCTACAATTTCAAATGTGTGATCAATCTGTCCAAACAATTGTCTTGCCCACTGTGTGCTGACGATCTCGTAGTAATAATCGCCATATAAAACAAAGTCACCTTCGCGAACATAAAGGTCTTGGTCTTCAAGTAATCTTCTTTTGTGGAAGTGAATTGTAATTGTGTTTTGCTTGTCCATACCAGCAGGCGTATCTGCTTTTGTCTCTGTACTTTGATAATCTACAAGTGCATAAACACGAACTGGTGGTAAAAATGTTTTCTCTATAGCCTCGCCATAAAGGTTGTTGTATTGGGTGATTGAATCGTCAATCGGATAATAAACAATTTGCTGCCCTATAACGCGCTCAATAAGCTCGTCATTAACTTGCTTAACAAGGTTACGCTCTTTTTCACCAAGGAACAGCGGGGGTGGTGGCTGATCTGGTTGCTTCCATTTATCGTCTGCCATTTAGCCCCCTTATCCTACGAAAACGCCTGCTGGAATCTTTTGACTAAGATTGCTAACGTTATCACTAATTTCTGAATCCTTAGCGGTTAAAGCTTGATAGGTCAGTTGATCCAATACGTCTTTCAATTCATCGCGCAGGGTTGACTGTTCTTCTCGTGCCTCGCTAATTAATGCTGGACCATTAAGTGTCACTGACTCTCCTGGGATCGGCACAGTGGCAAACTTAGAACGAATTTGACCTAATGTTTCTTTTGATAGTGCGAGGGCAAATCGACGAATCCATTGTTTTCCAATTGAGTTGATGTTTATATATGGAATATTTGCAAATGGAACTGTGTTCATGTTATTGATGCCATCAATTCCAGCAGATCCAGATCCCGATGTAGACCAAGCATCTTCAACAATTCTAAAATCAAAGTGATAGTAATTGGGTGTAACATCGCCAGGATTGACTGGTTGAGGATAAATTCTTAGATTATTATTATCCAATTCATAAGAATAGTGTGAGTTTCTTGTATAAATTGCATCCTCAAATTCCATTGC